TCGTGCCTCCCTCGTTACGCATTGTAAATGCTACCGTCATAGCTTATACCCCTGCTTGCTGTGCAGCGAGATGAGCAGCGTAAGCAGCCTTAACCTCGTCTGTGTGAACTGCGGCAGCAATCGCTTGAACCTCTGCACTCTCGCCTGTGATGTCTGCATCTGGTGCAACGACATGGCGGCTGAAGGATCGGCTGATCTCTACACCGTCACGTTCGATCACTGTGGCTGTCCTCACCTGTACGTGTTTGTAGTCTCCGCAAATTTCGATTTTGTCTTCAACTGTGCGTTCTGTTAGTGCCATCGTTTATCTCCTGTGATGGTTGGACTGACTACCCTGTGATCCAACAGGGGTATTAAGATGTGCGGTAGGCTATGTTAAACCTATACTCCACATTAGAAGATGCGCTTAGGTAGACTTTATTAAAGTTCGTAGATTCCCCACCTACTGAAACCCAATTCGGGAATGCAGAAGTATTACCACTTCCAGGGCCATCAAGAGGCAGTAAGGATGTTTTTGTGGAGGGGGTACCAACCGCACCTGAAATTATATGTGCGAAACCCATTGCCGCTGAAACACTAATGCCGCTAGTGAAAGGCAGACCCGCAATTCCAGGAAAATCATTTGTAAAAGACCCTGTGCCACCATTAGTTCTTACGCCTCCATAGCAATATACCCAGTTTCCTATTTTTGTATAAACACCATCTTGCCGACCGTATGACCCACTCCAACCAGTGATCTCTGGACTGAACGTCCCAAACTCATAGTCATCCAGCTTATTAGCCGCACCAGTGCCGCCAAGGTAGACACCGCCAGACAGGTAGAGGTCTTTGAAGCGGTTGCCTGATGCCCCTATATCAGCGACACCTGTAGTTTCTGGGTATACTATAGAGGAAGTGCCAAACGCTAAACGAGAAGCTGCGGATGGGTTTCCGTCAATGAAAAGACCTCCATTGAGCGCCCCAATACTCCCCACAGTGGTGCCATTCTTCTGCACGTCAATGATAGTCCCATCTGATGTAGCACGGTCAACAGTGAGGACAGTAGCGCCATCGTTGTCTACTGTAAGGCCACCAGTGTAGTTCTGTGAGTTCACCTCGTAGGTGCTGTAAGACACAACCTCCAGTACATCACCTGAGGCTGCACCAGTCGTCAATACTACGTCTGAGCCATTGGTAGCTGTGAAGTCTGTGCCATCCACCAGCTTAACACCGTTGAGGTATACGTCGAGGAACTGTGGTGTGTAGCCAATAGTAGCGAAGCTAGTCTGACTTGAAGTGGCTGTGAAACTCTCACGGTTCTGTGTTGCCTGTGGTACAGGCTGTGTGCCAATGTATCCTGACATGTTACATAGCTCCTATAATAAATGCGAGTAGTTCAGGGTAACGTACACCAAGTCGGGTACGCTCAGTGGCACCTGTTACATTAGCAGCAGTAGTGCTAAGGAGTACGGCCTTAGTGCCGAGATACCCAGCCATTATGATTGCTCCAGTACTGAGATGATTACATCAGCAGAAGTAGCTGTATTAGAAGTAACTACTACTGTATCAGCAGCTGCTAGGATGATCTTACCATCTAGTACACTCAAGCTAGAGCCAGCTGGAATAGCCGCATCTTTAACTAGGTATACACCAGCACACTGCACTGAGATAGAAATCTGAGATGCTGCTGTGTTAGCCACAGTCATACCGATCATGACTGCTGTAGTAGACCCTGGTACAGTGTAGACTGTAGAAGGTGAAGTACCTACTGAGGCGCTTGTGTAGTTGACGAAAGTATTAGCCATTTGTTAGTTCCTTGTTTGATTCAACCGAGGGCGATTGCCAAGGCAAGGGCTGTGCCTGCTTGGTCTACATCTAAGTTAGTACGTGCTGCAGCCGCTGTGGAGGCGCCTGTACCACCGTCTGCTACTGCTAGGTCACCTGAGGAGGTGATTGAGGAAAGGTCTGCTGTAAAGGCCCCTGAGGCGCTCAGGGTAGTGAAGCTACCAGCTGCTGCAGATGTACCACCGATGACTGTACCATCGACTGTACCCCCGTTAATATCCACCGTGGATACAGAACCTAGGTCAGACCAAGTACCAGTAAGAGAACCACCACCTGTAGCACTCAGTGCAGTGAAGCTACCAGCTAAAGGGCTTACACTTCCTATTACAGTGTTATCAATCCCACCTCCAAGGATACCAGCTGAAGCTATGACCGCTGAAGGGATAGTCATAACACCTGTTGAGTCAGCAATGGTGGCTGAAGCAGTACCGTCTTTGGCTTTGATGTTGGTTACTTCAATGTTAGTTGTATCTAACGTGGTAGAGTTAACTGTTACAAAGGTAGGGCTGTCTGTTGTGTTTACACCTTGGTTTAACAGAGTGTCAATGCCATCGAGTTTAACACCATCTGCAGCTACATCACGCCCATCTACAGTGCCACCAACAGTGATGTTACCTGTAGCACTCAGTGCAGTGAAGCTACCCGCTAGAGGAGTTGTAGCACCAATGACAGTGTTATCAACAGTACCACCGTTGATGTCAGCAGTAGTAAGCACAGCAGAGGTGATAGTAAAGACACCAGTGCTATCAGCAATAGAAGCAGAAGCTGTACCATCGTTAGCTTTGATGTTAGTCGCTTGCAGGTTAACTGACTCAAGGGTACCAGCGAAGTAGCCGTCCTTAAACATGTAGACTGAAGTACCTAAATCGATATCGTTGTTAGTAACTGGGTAAGCTATACCGTCTTCGATACGAAGTTGTTCAACACCTGTCGACGCTACATCTACGTAGAAGCTAAGACGATCATTAACAGTGTCTACTTCAATCTTATTAAGAGGGGTTGTGATACCAGCATCACCTATAAGACCAATGACAGGCCCTTCAGCTGTTGTACCATCATGTGCGTGACCTGTAGAGTTATTGAATGCGTCAAGAAGTGCACTGAACTCATTGTTAGAGTCAGACGCTTGAATAACATCACCGTCAGTATAGGTACTTTGTCTTACGTAACCTGCCATTTGTCTCTCCTGTTATCTCCGTGCCCCAGTGGTAAACTCTAGGGAGAAGCCTTTTAATGAATATGGGACCGATACACCGTTATCTACAACACGTAGAGCAACAGAGAAACCTGAACCCTCTACCGGTTGCCTAATCAGTGGGTCTGTCTGACCACCGTAGGTAACTGTACCGTACAGGCCAACACCGTATAGAGCAGCAACCTTCGTTGAGTCAAAGGGGTAAGCCTCTGGTCTAGCTACTTCAGCACTTTCGTAGTCATACCTAAGGAACAGGTCAGAGTTAACGGCACCTTCTGGTGCGTAGTTGATAATCACTCGTTGAAATGCTTTACGAATACCAGGGTCACCTGCTGTGATGTCTGGGCTACGGTAACGTCCAAGGATTGTAGTAGTGTCGAAGGTGTTACCCTCTTGGTCCCTGTATACGTACCCATCGTAACCACCTAGCATAATAAAGTAGTCACCTTGGTACTCTTCGGTATCACTGCAGTACATCTTAAGACCACGGGTGGTAGAGAACTCATAACCTTGGTCTTTACCGCTACAGATAACACCTTTAGTGTCTACTGCGTCTACACCGTCTTTAGAGAATAAGATTCTATACTGTGTCTTATTTGGGATAACGTATGACTCAAACTCAGACACACTCTTCTTATCCTGGAACAGTTCTTGGATTGGCTTAGTAATAGAACCTAGTTCAACGTCACCAATCTTCTGAGTACCAGCGATAGTCCGTAGACCGTCTGGTCCGAGAAAGATAACATCCCCTGCAAACTCTTTAATAGTCCAACCACTACGGCAACCAATCTCACGAGTAATGGGTTCTAGTTTGAAGTCAGCTTGGGAGCTACCAGTAAGACGATAGATACGGTTAGCTGAGAAGATGTACAAGCTGTCGCGGAAGACGATCATCCCTGTTACAGGGCTGTCCACTACTAGGCTACCAGCTCCATTAGCAACTGAGAAGTCATCCAGTGTAAGAGGTGCTGTAAATATAACCTCTTGTGGGTTGGCCGACATACCAGTATAGAAACCTGTGTTCTTAAACACTGAGATGTAGTGTGCATCAACTGGAGAGTTAGTCCCGTTGATATCTGTCACAGAGGTACCATCCCAGTATGAGACACTGTTAGACCCATCAGCAAAAGCTAGGAGCTCTACACCGTTAAAGTTAACACGGCGGAACGTATACTTCTTAGCACCTGTACGTCCAGAGTCAATGGAAGTCCACATCTGGTATACTGTTGTAGAATCTAAGTGCTCAACGTCAAGAGTGCTATTAGCACCCCGAGTACACCCTGTGAAGGTCGTAGTGGTTTTACCTGTGTAACTGATCTGCTCAGAGTCAATGATAATAGTACCAGTGTCTGAGAAGCCTGTAGTACTGGCTACAGTGACTGTTGTAGCTGCCTGGGCTAAGACCCCACTTAAAGTATTAGATGCGTCTGTAGAGCGGTATACAGCCTCCCCACGGGCTGCTATAGCCTCCCCTTGGTAGAAAGCTGACATCAAAACAGGCTCAGCATCTGATACAGTAAACGGGACCTTCTCTGAGGTCCACTTAGTATAACCGTCTATACGGCGGTAGCCACCTGTTGTGTCTGGTTCAAAGTTCTCTAACTCAAGAGCCATACCTGACTCGATGTTGAAGTTGGAACGGTTGAGGACTAGGCCACCCTTGAGAGGAAACACAAAGGGGCTAAGACCAGAGGAATCTGCCATGTTATTTAGCCCTTATTAAGAGATGGAAGGAAAGACGGAAGGGGTGCCTGACCTTTCTACTACAGTGGAGCGTACGTACGGGTAACGGTTAGTCAGGATACTTCTAATGTTAGAGATGCCATCCTGGAAGCGAGCCCAGTTTGCACTATACTGGTCTAGCTCACCACGGTACTGGTATGCGTAAGCCGTAGCACCGTCTGAGATTACCTGACGGTACGCAGAGGGGATACTAGGTACGTCAGCTGCAGCAGTAAGAGAAACAGGTTGATCGTAGTATTCGTACTTAAGTGTGTAAGCTTTATCTGGGTATGGATACAAAAGATAGTTGTTATCAGGTGTACGTACTACCCAGAGGGGACGACCACCTTGTGTTGTTGTATCATCTTCTTGATCTACATACTTGTCTAGATACTCTTTGTAATCTAGACGGGAGAGGGCACCACCTGTTGAACCGAGACTAGCGTCTTTAACTAGACGGAATGTATCGTAGTCAACAGTCTTGGCTGTTGTAGGAATTGTGTAACGAGTTTGACCAGCTACCAATACTTCGGTCTGGGTAGCGTGGTTGAAAGGCCAGTTAAACTCTCTGTGGTTGATGTAGTTAATAGCATCGTTAACTGCATTCTTACATTGGATCTGGAATCCCCGAGCTGAGCCAAAGTTAGAGGAAGTAAGAGACACCTCGTTCAAGCGGGCCAATACTTCGTTAGTAATGTCTAGGTATGTATAAGCCATTTCTTACCTTGTCTATGAAGTCCGTACAGTGTTAGAGGCCCCCGAAGGGGCCCCTAGTTAGTTATTATGCCAAGTTGTACTTAGCTGTTACAAGAGCCTCAGGACGCAGAATCTTACGACCATAGAGGTGCATACCACGAACGATGTCAGCAAAGCTGTCTGGGTCACGGTATGTTTCAGTCTTGTTGATCTGCTCAGCAGTTGCTACAGCAGAATCATGACCACCAACAATAACACCGTAGTTGACGTTCTGGTTGTCAGTACCTGTAGTAGCAGGACCAGTGCCGACTGAAGGAAGGTTGTTAGAAACGTATACGCGGAAACCATTCCACTTGTTCATAACAAGACCGTTGCGCAGAGCACTTGAGTCACCGAAGTCAGCATTCAGGAAGCGGCTGTCTTCGTCCATCAGGACTTCGAGCATTACTGGGTCAATTACGATCCAGCGGCCATCTTTATCAACGTTCTGTTGGTCAAGAAGACGACCCATACGGTTGATCAACATAACAGGTGAAGCATATGCTGTTGGCAGAGCTGTTGCACCTGGGAGGCGAGCAGCAACTGGGATCGAGTGATCAGCAGCAAAAGGAAGAGTGATGTTACCAAATGAGTCTTTGCGGAGCTTCATTGAAGCCAGCAGTTCGTCTGAACCAGCCGTTGTGTCAGCTTTAGTACCGTTTACTTGGTCGTTTACAGTGTCACCGGAAGTGTGCAGAGCAGACTGTTTGTAACCTGAAAGGTAACCGAGTACTTCTTGGTCAAGCTGGTCAGCCAGGCGGTAAGCCGC